TAATAATTATAAAAACAACTCAATTGACCCCCCATTTATTTCCGCGGCTTATCTTTTTTTAAATAGTTTACCATTGTCAACATTAAAAGAAAAATATAAAACATTTACTCCGGAAGGTTTGGCTGGGCCATCTTCTATTGAAGATTTAGATTATATTTTTGCGTCGTTGAAAAAATTTGCCGGTGTTCATAAATTACCGTATTCTTGGATATTAAAAATAGGGTCAATTTGGCATCGTTATAAGAAACATATTCAAACCGGTAATGATATTTTAAACCAATCTTGGTCTGGGTTTAGTTATCTTAATAATTATGACCCAGTAACTAAAAATCCAGAACTTATATATTATTTAACTGGTGTTAATAGTAATTACGACATTGTTTTAGAAAAAAACATGTCTTTTGGGAATGTTAAATTTTCCTCAATAAACGTTGGGTTTTATCCTAACCTTATTAACGATTTTAATTTTTTCTTAACGGGTGAAGATTTATTTAAGTATAAAACAGATATACAAGAAATGATTTTTAGTGTAACCAATAATACAATAACTAAAGTTTATGATTACAATACAAAGTTTACAATAAGGTTAAAAAATAATATTAGTAGTTTTGATGTGTATATTAACGATAATTATTATGGGTCCGATTTAGATGAGATTCTAATAAATAATCAAGACAATTTAAAAATTGTTATTGTAAAAACAAAAAAAAGTCTTGAATCTAAAATTTTATATGATACCACTTTAATAGTTTTGGACCAACTACAATCAAAAATGTCTGTAAATGGAAGCCCAGGTCTTAAAACGTTTTTAATAAATGATGCCATAATTTCTAAATTTAAAGATTTTTCAATAACACCATGGACTTCTATTATATATAGTAATGATAAATTAAATAGCTACATCTTACCTTCGCATGGTTCTTTTAAAAATCAAGCATATAATGAAATAATTAACGATAAAGGTGAATTAATTCAAAATGTAACCGGAAATACTTCAATACATAATGGGTCAATTAGATTATTTTGGGCGGCGTCTCAATTTGGGTATTTTGATGTTGAAAAAATAACAAGACCAATGCCAAATGAATACGTAAAACATATTTTTTCTGGCCAACCTGAACAAGAGAATTTTTCAATAAATGGACAAGATATTCCTTATTCAAATTTTGAAGAATTGTTTTCAGTTTTTGATAAAAATATATTAGATGGTTTTGAAAAAGAATTTTTAAATTTTTGTGTTTCTGATACAAATATTGATTCAAAAATTTTGTTGGAAAACCCAAATTTGAATAATATAAATTTTCAAGTTTTAATTAAAAGTATGTTAACGGTTCCATATGATGAAACTTTTTATAAGGGGATGACAAATGAAGGTTTATTAGAAAAAATACAAACCGCACAAATTAAAAACATTAATCTTGTTTTAAATAATTTTTTAAAAAATGATATTTTATTTGTAAACGGGAATCCATCATTTTTTGATAAAAAACTTTTTTATTCATTTTCAAATAAATTGATTACTGAACCAATTACCTGGGAGTTGTATACAACAACAACGCCAAATGCTTTACCTGTTAAAGGAAATCCGGTTCCTTTATTAATAGACTCTAAAGCTAGTTATTCGCAGGCTTGGAAAGATTTAGAAGTATATGTTGGGTTTTCAAATAATCCAAAGTTAAAATATGGTAATGATGGTTCTTATATAACTGATTTTTTTATTGATTTTAATGTTGCTTTTACAAGTGTAAATATAAAAAAATTAGCAACAATAATTAAATTATATACTTCTCAAAAATTGCTCCAATCTTTTTCAGAAAAAACGTCGGGACCTACTTCTTCACTTGATAAAGATTTAATTGCATACGCCGAAATAAAACAAGCACCAACTGTTACTCCAACACCTTCAAATGGGGCTCCATCTGTCACACCAACACCATCAGTAACTCCAACACTGTCAATTGGGACTCCAACACCTTCAAGTGGAGCTCCATCATCTTCAAATATTATTGGTGATGAAATTTTAAATTTATATAAGACAACTAATTTTAATATTGTTCCAATATTAAGAGATTTAAGTGGTAAAACAATATATATTTCGCCAAATAAAACATTAATCAATAATGTTGGTGGTAATCTTACTGATGATGAAATTATTAGGGGGATTGTGGATGAAGTAATAATTGAATATTACGGGAAAAATTTTTCTGACCCTAGAGCGGCATTACAAAAACATCTTGTGGTTAATTATGTAAAATTACCAAACCCTAGTTATTCTAACATTCCAACAACAAAACAATCTGAATCTAATTTGGCATTTAAAAAATCAATGGATGAATATTTAGATAAATCAATAACATTTCATGATGATATAATTAACGAAATCTCATCAATTATTAATAAAAAATTAGATACGGTAAATATTGAACCATTAATAACGAAAAATTCTACAATTCAAGGAACACAAAATAAATACGAAATGTATGATAGTTTTAAAGCTATAAATGATAAGTGGATTTCAGGTAATGATTTTAAAAATAAAACATTGTTTGAAGATGTATTATTGATTGATAGAGCCAGTAAAAATGTTGGGGATAACGTTATTGTTGATATTTTTAAAATAAAAGATAATTATTTGACAAAAATAAACCCTGATAATAGTTTATTAACTATAGTTAAAAGTATTATTGAGACTTCTAATTTTGTTATAATGAATTTACCATCATATGTTAATTTTTATAATGTACAAGATGTTATAAAAAACCCAATACCAAAAACTGAAGGTACTTTAGAGTTTGGTAATACGTTATTTGGGACTTTTACAAATGTTGATTATAGACAATCATCATCAAAAATGGTTTGTTTTTATGGTGGTAAAGCTAGTGAACATTTAAAGACAGGTAACAATAGTTCTATTAGATTTAAAGATGATTCGTTTGATATGAGAAGAGCTAGCGACAATCCTTTATCTGAAAACCAACAAAATAAAGTTGACTGGGCTCTCTCAAACAAAGTTGTCGCATTTAATGTGGAATTTGGCCCACAAAATCAATCAATTTTTAATGGGTTTACAGTAGCTCAAGACGCTAAATTAGAAACTGCTGAATCATTAAAAATGTTGTATGATACGAGAAATCAAGGTTCTGGTAGAGGTGCGTCGTCACAAAGTGTTGGATTATATAATTTGTATAAAACTAGGTCTTATAAATGTAGTGTTAATATGTTAGGTAATGCTATGATTCAACCAACAATGTATTTTAATCTTCGACACGTTCCAATGTTTTCAGGACCATATATGATAACTAGCGTTAATCATACAATATCTCCAGGTAAATTTGACACTTCTTTTGAAGGTGTAAGACAACCTGTTGCTAGTTTACCATTACCAACTGATTATTTAGCAACATTAAAACAATCTTTAATTACTAAATCTGAACAACTTATAAAACAAAATGCGTTGGCTGGTAAATTAAATAGTAGTAATGTTAAAAATAATAGTTCTTATACGGTATCAAAAGCGACTAAGGGGTTGTCCGTTGCAGAGAACGTTGTGGATTGTAATGAAAGTTTATATGTTAGATACGAAAAATACTCTCAATTAGATGGTGGTGATAAAGTAAAAACAAATTATAATTTTAAAGAAATTAAAACTATGATAATTTCTATAGTAAATATTGCAGCATTGTCAACTAGAGAAAAAAAGATATTAGAACAAATTATATTTTGTTCTTTTTATTTAACATCAGGTAATAAAACCGGATTTTCAGCAACAAATAATAATCTTGCCGCTATTGATTTAACAAGTGATTGGGCGCAACCTTCAGATTTCTTCAATAAAAATAGTTATGTGTGTTTAACAAATGCTACCGATATTGTTAAACCATATGCCGTATTTGATAATGTAAATAACGCCATCTCTTTTTTAGTTAATAGATGGAGCGTACGATTATTTCAATTAAATTTAAATGAAAAATTACAATTAAAATCTGAAGAAGCTTTAAAGTTTTGGATAATTAATATAGAGAGCGATTTTAATGTTGGTCAGGAAAATTATAATAATATTAATATTGAAGAAAAAACAATTATGGAACAAAGAATTAGTGAAGGTATAAATCTTTTCAGTGCCACAAAAACGTAAAGTGGTTCTTTAATTATTACTCCAACAATAATGACTTCAATAACACTTTTTTAAAAGTCGCAATATTTATAATAAAAAAAGTTATGGATGTAAAATTAATTTTGGACAGTTATTTAGGTAAAAGTGCTCGTACCACTGAAAAAGATGCTGGTAATGGATATAAAGAAGTATGTGATTTAGATACTGGAGATTGTTATACCATTAGAATGAAAGATGGTTTAATTGAAAGAGTTGACAACACTATGAAACAAAATAAAAAAATTCAAGTTGAAACTTTGCAAGGGGTTAAACAACTTTTAAACGGATAACAAAATGAAAATAGACATAAAAATTTTAGAAGAATTAAAAAGGTATAACAGTATTAATAGTTATATTAGTGAGCAAGATGCGGCATTACCCCCAAATCCGGGAGCTCCCGCTCCAACAGGTGAGGAATTACCGTTATTGCCACCAGCTCCAGAAACGCCAACTGGTGCGGCTTCAACACCCCCAGTTCCTGTGGATGTTAAAAACGACCCAGATGTTGAAAAACTTGATGGTGATTCAGATAAAAAAGAAGAACTTGACATTACGGACTTAGTTAAGTCACAAAAAAATGTTGAAGAAAAACAAGAAGAGTATTTTCAAAATTTATTTAGTCAGTTAACTAACTTAGAAAGTAAATTATCTGATATGGATACTATTGTTAATAAACTTAACAGTTTAGAAGCAAAAATTGAAAAATATAGAATTAAAACACCTGAAGAAAAAATACAATTAAGAACATTAGATTCTGGACCATATAATCAAAAACTTAGCGACTTTTTTGAAGACAAACAAGAAGATTTTGAAAAATCTGGGAAGGACCAATATATTCTAACTCAAGACGAAGTTGAAAATTATCAACCAAGTGAAATCAAAAAAAGTTTTAGAAACTTTCAAAACAACGAACCAACTAACAAAAATTAATAATAAAACGACCTTAGGGTCGTTTTTAATTTAAATGGTAATTGACATAATGTGTTTTATTGACTATATTTTATTTGAAACAAATTAATAATATATACACATGTCAACAAAAAGCACATTAGATTCAGTTTTGGCTCAGTATGAGACCTCAAAACAAAGCGGTACATCTTCCACTTTTAAAATGTCACAAGATGAGAGAATGAAAAAATATTTCGCGGCTATCTTAAAAGATAATGAAAAACAAGGTCAGCGTAAATTAAGAATTTTACCAACAAACGATGGAAGTTCACCATTTAAAGAAGTTTGGTTTCATGAGATTTTATTAGATGGTAAATGGCAAAAATTTTATGACCCAGGAAAAAATGATAACGAACGTTCTCCTTTAACTGAAGTTTATGAAGAACTTATGTCAACTGGTAAAGAGTCTGATAAAGAATTAGCGAAACAATACAAAGCTCGCAAATTTTATATCGTTAAACTTATTGACCGTGATAATGAAGATGATGGAGTTAAATTTTGGAGATTTAAACACAATTATAAAAATGAAGGTGTTTTAGATAAAATTATTCCTATTTGGAGAGCAAAAGGTGATATTACTGACGCTGAAAATGGTAGAGATATTATCCTTGAATTAGCAAAAGCAAAAACTCCAAAAGGAGCGACATATACCATTATTCAAACTATTATGCATGATGACCCAACTCCATTACATAAAAGTAAAGATATTTCTAGTGGTTGGATTACCGATGAATTAGGTTGGGACGATGTTTACTCTAAAAAACCTGTTGAATATCTTGAATCAATTGCGAGAGGTGAAACTCCACGTTGGGATTCTGACGCAGGGAAATACGCTTATAGCAATACAACAGAAAGTACTGTTTCCATGGGTGGAAAATCTTTAACAACAAACAAAGACCCACAATCTGATTCAGAACCAGATTCAGAAATGCCGTTTTAATTAAGTAAGCGTGGATTAAATTAATTATAATCCACGCTTTTTTTTATGTAAATTTTTAATTTTAATTATGAAAACAGAACAAAAAATATCACAAATGATGTATGAATCACTTGTAAAAAAATATGAAGCTCAAATTAGTGAGGCTGAAACAACATTACTTATTTATTTTACAAATCCGGTTGGTATTGGTGAACACCCACAACATTTAGAAGAAATGGATAAATTT